TCTGTTAATAGGACTATCTTGTATCATATCGGAAAGAACACGTCCTGGTATTTTTACTCCTGATTCTTTAGCAGCAAATAATATACCACCTGTTAAATCTCCTGCTTTATTAAACTGTGCAATGTTTGCATCAAATAGTTCCTCTATGGGAACTGTCATCTCTTTGTTTAAAAGATGTGGAGTTGCTTTTGCTTTACCGGTATCATATTTAAACTTTCTACCAGTGATAAAACCCTCTTCAAAATCTTTGCCAAATATTTTAAATCTTCTTTTTCCCCTGTCCGTTAGCCAGTCTGCCCACTGATCTGCAGTAAAAGAACCATCACCTTTCATTGCAATTCTGTCATACGTAGAAGATCCAAATATTTTATTTAATTTTAAATCATCACCAAGACTGACAGCAGTAGGTCGCATATTATCCATTGGACTTAACATAAGGGGCGCTTGTATCTGAGGTTCTTTTGCAACTAAGGCTTTAGACTGTGAAGTGACAGAAGGTATATTTGGAGTAGGTGTTTTTAATTTAGCAAGATCTGGTAATCCACCAATAGTAGTAGTCTCGATAGCTTCAGGAACAGTATCATCTGCTTTTTTTTGAATTAACTTTCGACCAAGTCCTAGAAGATTTCTAAGGGACATTGTCCCTCCTATGTAATTTTAGTAGGTCTTGTTCTACCTAGTTTGCAACCACGTGCTTTAACCATTGTACCTTTTGAATATCCAGGTCTTTGACTTGGAGCGATCATGCCACCACCCATTTTACCTTTTGGTTTCATTTTTTCTTTAATAAATTCAATATCTTTTTGAGTCAGTCTATCAGTATCTTTACCTCTAGCTTTTCTAAAGCCATCAACTTTATCAGCTGCAACAGCTAACCTACTTTTCATTTCTCCAATTCTTCCAGAGTCAGCGCCACCACCTTTAGAATATTTTTTCATCATACCACCACCCATTTTTTGCTCAGGCTCTTTGTTCTTATTTTTATTTTTCATTTTAGATTTTAAGTATTGTTGTGCAGCAACTCCTGCTCCAACTACAGGTAATAACATTTTACCAATTTTAGTTGCGCTTATAATTTTACCTGCACCACCTAATTGTTTTCTTCTTTTCATAAAATCTTCGGCTTTTTTTGTTGATACTTTATCAGTACCTTTACCCATACCACTACCACCACCAACTGATGGTTTTACTTTGTTTATAGTTGGAAAAACTCCTAAAGTTTTTGAATAACCTTTTTTCAAAGGAACCATTGCTGATTTACCTTTGTTAGCTTTCATAACTTTACCTGGTTGAACAGACTCATCTTGAAGACCCATGCCTCTACCTTTTGCTTTTTCAGCTCTTAGGACAGCGAAATCTTTTTCGTCTAATTTATTTGGCGGTGGAGCTTTGGCTGCAATTTTTGCTTGGCCACCTGTTAGCATTTTTTTAGTAGATACACCTGCTTTATTTATCTGAGCTTTTCTTTGTTGATAAAATCTTTCGTCAGACATAGGAGAGTCATCTTTTTTTTTAAAATTTTTTAATCTTTTTTTTGTAAGTGGATGTTTATCTTTGAAATCTATATCACCTCTATCCATTGCTGGACCAAAACCCATTTTTCTGTATCTTGCTTTTTTACCTTCTCTGGCTCTATCTTCTTTCATTGACATAAGAAACTCCTAATAATATTTATACTCTTTTTCTAATTTTATTGGAGGATCATCCCAATCATCAGAATATGTTGAAACAAATCCACCTTGTCGATATCTTAACACAGCTTGGGTCATAGAATCAACATAGTCATCGTATTGTCCATTAGGAAACGCTGCACATTCTTCAATTACTTCCTGTGCCCAGTGTTCGTCTAAAGGTGCCCATACCATACCAGACTCAAACACTGGTGAACAGCTGTTTATTCTAGTATGCTTGTCTCTTCCTCTTGATGGTACAAAATCTATTACAGGAATTCCCGCACGTCTTAGCTCTTGTATAAGTGGTTGTCCTGATGCTTTAGCTTCTACAATTACGGTTTCCGGTTCCCAGTAATGATATTGCTCTAATGCTACATTTTTAAGATCTGGAAAGTCATACCTACCCTTATGAGCATCTAAAAGTATTATTGCTTTTTCGTAACCGTCTACCGGTTCAAAGATACCCCAGGTGGTGATGGCAGAGTAATCTGCAGATTCTTTTTTAGAAAATGCAGTATCATAAGATTGTATCACGTGTAGCAGTTTTGGAAGATGCTCCTTATCCCAGTCTTGCCACCATTCTCTTTTTATGATTGCACCTTCTTCTGAGGTTGGGTCCTGCATGTATTGTGCATTCCAGTTCTTAACTGAAATAGAAGCTTTGACACCATCGAGATCATCTTTAGACCAATACTCAGGCCATACAGGTTTATCATCTTCTAAAATTGCAGGAAAAGAAATTACTTTCCATTGATCTGCTTTTACACCAGATTGTGCTCGAATGAGCCTCCCTGTTAAATCATCTGTAGCCCAACGAGTCATTACAACTAGGATCCTACCTCCTGGTTGTAAACGCTGTCTGGGTCCTGAACTGTACCATTCATAAGCACGTTCCATAGCGGTATCGGACAATGAGTCTTGCTCGGTATGTGGATCATCAATAATAAGCAAATCGGCCCCTCGACCTGTGATAGATCCGCCAACACCCGCTGCAAAGTATTCACCACCATGATTGGTTTCCCACCTGCCTTTTGCTTTACTGTCTTCTCTTAAATTAACATTACCAAAAACTTCTTTATACTCCTTGGTAGCCATTAAGTTACGAACCTTACTACCGAACCTTGAAGCAAGTTCAGCGTTGTGTGAAACCTGCATAATTTTTTTCTTTGGATACTTTCCAATATACCAAGCGGGGAATAAATAAGATGCAAATTCTGATTTAGTATGTCTAGGAGGCATATTAATGATGAGCCTCTTTGCATCACCATCTGCTATTTCATGAAAAGATTCAGCAATAAGTTGATGGTGCCCCTTATTCTTTGGGTCCTTTCTACAAATAAAATCTTCCCACATAGACTCAACGAAAACTAAAAAATTATCTTGGCATAGCTTGATCCACTCTAATTGCTTTTTGAGAATAATATCTTTTATTTCTTCTTCTGTAAGGTTTTCTATGTTCATACCGTTTGGGACCCTAGTATATGAATGTATTATACTTTGTAAACCTCTTTGTCTAGAAAAGCTGTCGATTTTAACGCGCTTTGCCTGGCGCGAATTTTGGTTTGGTGTTCGTGGTTTCAATGAGCCTTGTAAGGCGTAGAGGGTAGGACGTGGACGCGTTAGCGTCCACGCAATAGTTATTACTTGATAAGTATTTGTACTAGGTCTTGAAACTTAGTCAGTATGTTTTGTCTAAACTCATCAACACATCTGTTGCCTTGATTTTCTAAGATATGTTTCTCCACCTCACTCTCCAACATTTTGTACATCAGTTCATAATTTAACTGTGTTGTTTTTTTCTCACTCACTTGGTGTTGGGTTTGGTCTGACAACTCTGTACCTCTAACTCTATTAGCTAAAGTCTGGGCAATATTAATTAAACTACTGGGCATTAGATACCTCACCAATAGCTTTATATTCTGAATACTCTACTTGCTTTTGGTATTCATTATATAGATCGTTGTACTTTACTTTGAACTTATCTTTATCAAAGGATTTTCTTTTTCGATTTATTTTTTGTGAACCAAAACTATTTCCGTTCTCATCTTGAACAATGATTAAGTTTTGTTTTGTTCTCTCATGAACATTCACAATGTTTTGTTTAAGTGTTTCTAACTCCTTAGATACTCTGTTAGCAGTTAGCTTTAACTTAACATAAGCTAAGACTTGTTTGTGTTCGTCTTGCTTTAGTTTTTTTACAGCATTCGCCATGTGTTACCTCTTTGTTAAATTTACAAACTTATGTTTGCCCTATTCTTTTATATCTTATTTCATCTTATGCAATAGTTAATTCATCTTTTTTTTATTAATCTATCTCCCATGTTTTAACAGTTATATATTCGGGTATATCTTTCGCCCAATCTGGAAGTTCCTGCGCCGTGCCTTCAGTCTCTTTAGGTTTAAGTACAGTTTTATTTTTACCACGAGAACGAGGCGAGGCGACAACTGTCGCCTCGCTTTTCTTTTTATTCATTGTTGACACTCGCAATCTTCATCATCAAGAAACCAATCTTGACAACCCTCACAGTAAGACCACACTACCAACTACACCAATATTCAACGACCTTTTTCTCGTTGATAGATTGCTCACAGAATTTAAGAAACTTAATATCTTGTTCCTTGTATTCCTTGACACTATCCTCTTGGTATTGTTGACCCCAAAAAAATCCATCATCAGCATGATAGTCAGAAAAATCTTTCTGTATCTGTTCAGCTAACTCTTTGACAACTTCTTCGGTCAAGTAGCATGGTGCGGGTTGATCTCCATTGAAACCTAGATGAGATAAATGTCCCTCTATGTTTTCAGCAGGGTTTTGTTCTGCCCACTTCTTCGCCATGAACTGTTGAAGTCTTGCGTGTTTTCTCCACACAAAAACATTTGCTTTATCTCCGTAATCATCATCAGAATAGTATTGTTCCCAATCTACTTTTTGACCTCGAAGGTGTGCGTGTTGATCTAGTCCCATAACTTTTCTCCTTTTATGTTAGTTTGTTTAATCTCTTATCAACTCCCATATATTAATGCAACAACTATTTTCAATTATCTTTTAGAAACATTCTAAACTAAAAATGAAAAACATTCGTCAGTACACGCTCCTGCGCCCAGCTTCCCCATCTGTATCTAATGCCATTACCCCTACCTTTCATGGAACGAGCGAGAGACATCAGAAGCTCGGGTGATCCAGCAACCATCAGTGCTGAGCCGTGCAGCATTATTTACTGCAGGACGAGCGAGAGAGTTAACCGACAGCTATAGCGAGAGAAATCGCAAAAAGAAAGGTGAACCAGCCAGTGCCTCTTGGGTAAAGAATCATGAAGAACAGGTAAGCACTAACTACCGCGAATATCATCAGAGCTTCCTGCTGCTGGATCCGCATCTTTCACTTCAGACTCTGCCCAATTGTTACCATTCGCAATGCAACGCGAGCCCGGGCCACCGGTCAGTGCATATACTTTTCCTTCTTCAGGTTTGTCACGCGATGGCAGCTGGTCCTTCGGGCTCCATCCATCAGGTGGTGTGTTCTCATCGTTGATTGTCTTCACGAGCTTATCTAGTGTTGTCATATCTTTTCCTCCTTATATGTTAAATGAAATGATCCCTGTACCAAATAAGATGGCCAGGTATACTGTTGTTGTGTAAATTATAATCATTGCTCTCCTTATGTTGGCCGATGCCATCAACCGTAGTTAATGCGAGTGGCAGTCATGGTAACCCACATCGGCAGAACTACATATAAGACCTGATGGGATATATGTCAAGAGCTATTTTAAATAAAGTTTTATTTTCTCTTCATAGTAGGATTGTTTTTCTTTTGGTAATGCCGATACCACTTCCTTCACCAGCTGCTGAAGACTGGTTACCTGCTGCTGGAGCTCATCTACTTTCTTATTGTAAGAACGAGCTTTGTTCTCCCCTCGAACGAGATCGAGAGCGTCAAAATCTATTGCCATGTTTCTTTTCCTTTCCAACCAAACTTTACCCATTCGGTGTCCTTTGTCAAACAAGAAGTTTCATCAGAGTCCTGATCCCAGTGCTGTAACCTGAGCTGCACGGGATGCCAGCTGATGGTCTGACCGAGAACGAGCTTCTAGCCGAGAACGAGAACGAGATCCTGCTGCTGGTCCCGTCACCAGGCCACGCTAACAAAGAGGTAATGTAACGTGGCCAGGAAACGAGAACGAGGATCACGCTGCACGGGCCTCCAGCTCCTTCAGCAGGTGATGCTGGATGGTTGTCCATTGATACGGAGCCGAGAACGAGAAAGCAGGAACGAGATCCCGAGGATCAGTGAACACGGACACCGGTCTGTACAGTTCTATGCGTCTTTGCGAGAGGGTCTTACCCAAGTTCTCATGGAGTATAAATACAGTGCCACCAGCTTTAATGTATCGATTAATCCAAACAATTTGCCACCGATTTAGTTTAGGATAATTTGCTTTATCAGATTTTAATTCAATCCAAAAAACTCCTTGTTTATGCACACCATGTACATCTGGAATACCATTGATTGAGCTAGATTCTATGCGAGTTAAAAAACATTGGTTAAGTCCAAGCTTGACCTTTTGCCAAAGCCTACTCTCTGGTGTTTTTCCCGACATATATTAACTTAACTTTTTAATTTCTTTGATCACTGAATTAGGAATTATAGTTGTATTGCCGATACTTTCAATATCTTTTCCATTGTCTGCAAATGAGTAATCTCCAAAGATTCTAGTGACACCTTTTGATTCACTTAACAAGTGACCTTTGGTGATGCAGGTAGCTAAATTTGATTTCCTTAATGCATCAAAGCTTGTCCAGGCGCTGTCTGAAACAATATCAAACCATTCTACGGATACCATAGGATATTTATCTATTTCGCTTTTAGTTTTTTTAGGAATTGTTATCTTTTTTCTCATCAACTTTTACCTCTACCACACCAACTGACGTAAGCAGCGGATTGTGAATTTGATTAAACACTTTTAAAAACTCAGACCAACTAGCTTTTTTCAGAAACGTCTGTGACCTCAGCTTCAACTGTCTTGGCGTTGTATCCATCAATTTTTTTGGATAACTCCTTAAGTTTGCTTTCAAGTTCTTCACGTGACATACCCTCCAAACCACTTACTCTGACTTCTTTTCTATCAACGTAAGCACCGGCTAATTGACCAGATCTGTATTCAGCATTTATAGCTGCAGCATATTGTTTATCTTTTTCTGCTTTATCAGAAATTCGGTCTAATCTTTTAAATCTTCTTAGGTTGTCACCTTCGTATTTTTTTAGTTCTTGATCAAATCTTTTATCAAAATATTTTGCAACATGTGGGCTAGTCTTTCTAGATAGTAATTGAGATGCAGTAGATTTAGCACTGTTGTCATCTTTGCAATCATATCCAGCAAGTTTAAGAGCTTCGTGTTGCGTAATTGATCCCCAATCTTTTACAAGGATCTCGACAAACATTTTTTGTTTTGGAGTTAAATCTAAATCAGTTCTTAACTCTTTTTTTTTAAGTCCGCCAGGCATTATTTAAGTTTGTTGATGGATTTAATAATAGTTTTTTTCTTTAATGGATCTTTTTCTGTTTTTAATAAATTTTTAAGTCTGTTTGAGATACCTGCTTTCACATCTTCTTTAGCT